TTGAAACTTCTGTTGCAAAATTCTTTTTAAATTTTGCTGTTCTGCCGCCGGTAGTTGGTAATTTTGGAAGTTTTACTGTGTTATTATCAAATAGTTTTTGGCCTTCTTCACCGGCAGTAGACTTAAAATCATTTGTAACCTTAAAGAAACTATTAGTAGCAGATATTATCTCGCCAGTGTAATATTGGGTGTTGTTAGCATACAACGAAGCCTTTTCGCTTTTTCCGCCTACAGTAACTTCTATAAAGGCAGCGCCATTAATTGTTTTGTAATATTCAAAATAAGGTTGTTGCAAACTATATCCACTGAGTACATACCCGTTTGTAACTTTTTCTACTAATATACCACTGTATGTTAACAATGTCTTTGGACTACTAGTATTCAAAAATACTTTGTAATTTTCCTGTGGCACAAATATGCCGTCACGGGAAAGAGATTGTGTTGGAGATCTGCTGTCTAAAATTAAATTAAAGTTTTCTTTGCTCGTAAATCCTGAAATTTTGATACCAATTTGATTTGTTAAATTTTTCAAATTAGTTTTATAGTCATTGTAAACTGTTAACACATCACTAGCAACTAAATTGTAAATGTAGTTTACAAATCCAGATGTCATAACTCGTGTAGTGGAACTAGTAGTATTAGGTAATACAAGATCTTTTAAAACTATCTGTTTGTTAGTTTCTGTATATGTCCATTGCCCGCTTAAATTTGTTTTTATTCTCGATACATCAAACCCAAGACCCATGGTTTTGGCTGGCTGGTTTACTAACATTGCTATCATAACAGCAAAGGGATATTCTGAACTATTGCGCCATGCATTTTCGATAGGTGCAAAATCACCAAATTTAAAATTTCTTGTTGCACGATTTAATATAAAATCATTTGCGTATCCTGATGCTAATGGAGATACTAATTTTCCTTGTGAATCAACTGGCAAATGTGTAGTTATGCCTGGCCTAGCATAATTTAGATCAAATGTAACATTAGAAGGATCTGCAATTTTTCCTTCTTCAATATTTTTCCAAAGTACTAAATTATCACTAGTATACGGAGAAGGTCCATACACTGTGTTCCACCAAGTTGGCTTTAATCTAAATCCCTGTATTTCCCAAGGATGACTATGCGGACGATCTGTATCATATGCATGTTGATAAACCCCTCTCCAAAATCCGGGATTTATATTTCCGTTTGGAGATAGTGTATCTGCATAATTAAAAGTCCAATCGTTATTCCTATTATAAAACGTGTTATTAGTATAATTTTGATTATTTAGATTTGATTGTATCCATTGTTGAAAATCTGGTAGTAATGTTTTATCTATTTCTTGTTTTGTAAAATCAGTCGTTTTGAATTCGCCGCCAATAAACTGATCTATATCTAGTCTTGAATTAGAATAGTCAACTTTAATATTGTTGAAAATGCGTTTTTCTAATTCGATTAATAAATTATCTCTAAAATCTTTATATGCCTTTATACGACTACCATCGTGCCCTATAATAAATGCAACTCCGTAATAGTATTCAGTTACTTCAACATCGTCATTGCCAGCTATTACTGCTGTATCATTTGTATTAGGAATATAAAATAATTTATTCAATCCTTCAAATGTTATAGTCTTAGCAGTAGAATCTGTAGATGCTTCTTTTGCAGCCGCCCTAGACGTATATAACGGATATGTCCAACCTACAAGTCCTTGATCAATGCCTAAAATAGACTTAGTACTAGTTTCAATTTGTCCATAAACTTTAAATGGTCCGGTAGAATCATCAACAGGTACTGTGGGCTGTACAGTATCATCAATTGTTAACATTGGATTATACTTAGGATATAAACCTAACTTAGTAGGTGTTGGTGAAATAAATGACCCATCAGATGACTCATATTCATAAATTTCAATAATATCATTTTCTAACTGTCCTGCATCAATAGTTATGTAGCCAGCATTATCAAAGTTATAATCTTTGTTATATGTTATTTGAGTACCATTAAGATAAACTAATAAACCTTTTGGGGTTAAATCTTTTAGTGTAAAAGTTTCAGTTAACGGGTAGTCTAGTGTTCTACGATCTAATACCGCATATTCAATCCTGTTAAAAGAACCATAAGGTATCATATCAGAGAAATAAAACGGTTGTGATTTTATTTTATCTTTGTTTAATTCAGCTAATATTAAATCTACATGAGTTTTTGTTGCTCCGTCATAGCCTAAATTTGTAGCAGTATCGATAAAGGTTCTTTTAAAACGTGCATATTCATTTTTAGCATATTTCAATGCTTTGATAATATTATATTCTTTGTTTGTTATATGATATAAAGGAAGATTAATTGGGCCACTATGCTTCACAAAGCGTTTGCCGAATTGATCCAAATCTCCAAGGTCACGTAGATTATTTGCACCTAAGAACTTACCAGTAAAGTTTGGTAAATCTTCTAACATACTATCTACATGATCAATTACTTCGCCTAAAGTAAATTGCACAATGTCATCATTTAATGGATTGCGTTCCAAGTTGTAGGGAAATTCATAATATCCGTTTTGATTTTTTATTGTTTTAGTATCAGTTTTTACCTTAATAACATCGCCTACATTTAAATCGTTAACGAATTGTATTTGTACAACAGGATCTGTTTTATTGATATTATAATCTGTAGTTAATAATTGTATTTTATTGTTTACAAATACTACTACTTTTAAATCAGTAATTTTAAATGGATTGTCATATACATCAATATTAAAATTATTTTTTTGTGTATCAGTTGCTGCATATTCTCTAACAACAAATTGTTTTGATTTTTGCGGAGTATTACTAAAACCGTTAGCATAACTAAAAGTTGTTAAATTTTTATACTTCTTTAAATACCCAGAGCTGATTGCACTAGTTTGCACTGTGTTTTCTACTTCGTATTCGAATGTATCACTTAATAAATTAAAACTAAACAATATATCGCCGGAATTGTCAATATTTCTATAAGATAATGGAAATCCTAATTCAGTATCAGATGTTCCTTCACCTTCTAAGTATGAAAATAGTTTAGTTCCTTGAAAATTTGTTTGCGGATAATATGTTGTAGACGAAAAACTATTACCATTAGCATCGCATACTTCAAAAAGTGGCTGCTGGTTTGTTTTTGTTTTTCCTTGTGCCTTTACCCATGTATTATTGTGATAGTGATAGCTTTTACCTGCATTTACTTGACCTTGTGTAATTAAAATAGTTTCAAGATCTAACGGTGTAGTATCTGCTGTTTCAATTAACGAAATCTGTCTATCGTTTCCAATTCTAACAAATTTTACTTGAAATATTTTTCCATTAACAAGCACATCTGTATCAGCAGTAAATAAAATTCTCATTCCGTCAGCTAAATCAACGCCGTCTATATTGTATCCAAGTTGACCTTCTATCATACTAAATGCATCTGTAGTATACGTATCAATTAAATCTACATCTTGTTTAGCATATGCACCAAAATTGTTTAATTTTAGTCCGGCTTCAAATTCAATAATAGGACGAGAGGCTCTTTTAGATTCATCTAAATTTTCTGCTAACTTGTTAAAACTAAAACTTTTTAAAATTACATCTCTATGATGCCAACAATTATATCTGCTCCATGCATTTCTATCTGGACTAGCTCTATTAATGACAATATAATCTTTTTGTGAAGCATAATTGCCTGCATTTGAAAAAGGTAAACTATCAAATTTTTCAGAGTCAAAAGGAACAACTTTGTTTTCACTATAAACAGCCGGAATAATTAAGTCTTGATCTTTAACTAATTTAATTTTGTCGCCAACACCTTCTACATACCAATTATTTTCTTTGTATACACTATTATCAGTGTCACCTTGAAATCTAATTTGCATTCCATTTGATAACTCAACACCGTTAGCACTTTTATAGTATTTTTTACCGAGAATTTCATCAGTAACATTTAAAAAGCTATTTTCTTCGATATCATAAATTTTAATTAATCCACTAGTATCGATTTCATTTTTACTAATATAATATAATCTTTCAGGAGAATTTGCAGGAATAGTAAACTCTATAGTTCCTTTTTCAATATAAGCAACTGCTACTTCTTCGCCTTCTTCGCCTAACTTACGAATCCCATCTGGGTATAATGTTGAAACATTATCATCATCTTCAAACGTTACAGATCCGCTGCTTGGTAATACTAAAAAATCACCTTGGTCGTATTCATTACCGTATAATGCAGCATCAAATAAACCTTCGTTTCTAATACCTTCTGTACCAGCTGTTAATATTGAGCTACCAGGAGTAAATGTTCTTGAGATCGAAAATGCAATAGGGTGTCCAGGAGTATCAATTTCAAAACGATATGTTTGTCCTCGATATAATTTAAGTGTTGGATTTCTTGTTAATCCGTCATTAAATACATAAGCGACATTATCGCCTTGATCTTCGGTTGTAACAGTATATGTACTAACAACTTCTCTACTTTGTCCTCTTACAGGAATACTAATAGGACCATTTGGCATCCAATAATATTCACGGAAATTTACAAATTTATCCCAATCAATATTTGGGTTCCATCCATATGTTTCTTGTGTGTTCAAACGACTATGGTTTTGTGTGTTGCCGCCAAAGACACCAAGTTGGCCAATATAATCATTATAATCTTTATAAAATTCTACATTGTCGTAATTATCTTTAATAACAGCTGCTGGTTCTAATTGATAATTTTTCCTTTCGCTACTAACATCGTCCATATAATTGTCAGTAGGCTTAAATGCTTTAGCAGTTGTTCTACCAAAATAGCCATTTATTTTTTCTGCAACACCCGGTTGTATTAACTGATCTAGTGTTGCCTGTAAGAACTTTTTGTTAGCTGCTGTTCTAAAGAAAGAAGGTAAAAAATCACTTGCTGTAATGTTTTTATCTTGTCCCGGCACCGGAAGTGGAGACGCATTTTGATCATCATTGTATGCCATTAGTAACTATATCCTCCGCCGCTACTACTACCGCTGCTCGAGCTACCGCTGCCTGAGCTACTACTTGAGCTACTACTTGAGCTACTACTTGAGCTACTACTTGAGCTACTACTTGAGCTACTGTTATTGCTAATTGAATTGCTTGATACAATTCCTGTTGTTACTGGGTTTGGAACAGAACTAATTACATTTCCTGATGCTTGTATTTGTGTTGCTGTAATTTCATCTATGGTTTCAATATCACTTACTGTTGCTGCACTTGTAAATATTTCGTCTGCTTCACTTTTTATTTCAAAAAGACTACCAAATGTTTGCGTAGTTTGTCGAGGAACTATTAAAAAACTAACTAATCTTGGAGATAGTTTGTTCATAATATATGCACTAAGTTCTTGGAAATAAAATGTTTCTCCAAAGTCCCAATTTTCAATATCAAAAAATTTGTTTATTTCGTCAATAATATCTGCTTTTAGTTCGTTGTCATTAATAACTAAGTTTTTATTTCTAACTATTTTAAATTTAACTTGTAAATCTGCTGGAGCCTTTGGCCCAAACAATATTTTATAACGTACAGGATGATAAATGATATCATCACTTATACTTTTAACTTTAGCAATTTCGCCGCCGTAATTCCTAAGTAATTGGTCATTGCTCGGCGGTCTAGGTTCAACTAGTAATTGTCCTGCAATATATTGTTTTAGTTCTCTATCATATGTTTTAGTTAATAGATAAGTGTCAATAATATTACTCGAACTTGGATCAATTCTGTAATTACTATCTGCAACATGTATATAATGAAATTTTAAATTTGAACGGCCAAAGAATGCTTTGTAATCGGTATTAATTTCAGTATTATTTAAAGTTTTATTTAATTTTCTAAATATTTGCTCATCTTGTAAATAGAATATTTGTCCCTCTAGTCGGGCGCTATACGGAGCTATTGCTGACTCGTTCTGGACAATGATTATTTCATTATTTAAATTATTAAAAAATTTAAAATCTTGTACACCATCCGACGTAGTATATATTTTTTGAAATACAACCTTTTCAGTGATCGGGACTGACGTATCAGATTCTCCGACTATTTGTTCAAATATATCTGGATCATCAAATACTCCGTCGTCATCTAGATCAATAAATTGTATTTGTATTTTACGACTATCTAAATAACCCTCAGCATCTTTATACTGATCTGTAATTGTCCAAGAAAAATCTCTTGTAAACGGAGTTAATTCTCCGGGCTTACGGTTAATATTTAAAATATCAATTTTATCACGAATAACTTCTCCTATAGCAGGATCATAAATTTTATCTGCTCCATCAAAAAAGAAACGTATTTCATTTTCGCTTTCCATTACATAACGCATTTGTCTATAAGTAATAGTATATTTTTGTCCGTCTGTTTTAAAATACATCATCCAACTAGCATCAAGATTTTCGCCAGAAGTGTCGCCGGCTTTACCTATTGCAAAATCATTAATTGTGTTAACATCTTCTGCTAATACAATTTTCCATTGGCGATCATAATTATCATATCGTAAAGCAAAGTTTCTAAATTCAAATGCTTGATCAATAAGTTGTGTCTTAATATCGTTAATTAATGCTTGAGAATATTTTGGTATAATTTGTTCAATTAATGCACCTGTTGGAATAAAGTCATTTAGCGCAATACTTGCTCTGCTATAATCATTTGAGTCTGCATCTATTGACAACGATGTTCCGTCACCGTCTACTGATAACACCTTAACCCACTTGTACATAGTTTTTCCAAAATGATCAGCGCCGGTATCGTCCATTAATGTACCATCTGCCATAAAATGTTTACCTAAAGGTGGTACAAATTTTATTACTGTTCCTGGTTCTATTAATCTTAGACTATTAGCAGTAAATTCTCCTACAGGATATGGCGTTGAGCTTGTGTCTTGAAAAATACCAGTGTAATTGTTAGTTTGTGAAGTTTTAGCATTCCAAGAAGCATTTAAGTCACTAACAATAATTTTTGGATACTTTGACAAGTAAAAGTTTTTACTATTTGAATACTTTATTATCTCTTCAATAGTATTATAAATTGCACCTTCGATATCTGTTTGGGTTGCAAAGGTAAAAGATTGTTTTTCTTGATATTCTTCTTTGTAAATAATACCATCATCTACAAATAAACTAGTATTTGAGTATTTTCCACTTGCATCTTTTAAGTCAAAATACCTACTTATGCCACTAGATATTCTGTTAGTACTTTTAGTTTTAATAATTTCCTGACTTACTGCAAGTGGACCAATGTTGTAATCTTCGCCTGTAATTAGTCTATCCTGTGTATAATATGTTGCAGGAGCATTTGCTTTAATTTCTTCGTTCGATTCGGTAGCAGTACCGTTGCTAACTGTATATGTTAGTTTTAAACCAATTGTTAATGTTTCTTTAGTACCTTTTTTAGTTTGGTAAGGTATTTCTATTTGAATTGTGCCAAGACTTGCAGGTGTTATTACAGCTCTTAGTCCTGAGCTTGTTCTATAATAAACTTTAAAGTCTCCTGATGGTAAGTTTCCAAACACACCGTCACTAAAGACTAAATTGATTCTGTCGCCGATCCTAGTAGTTACTGCAAAAACATCTTTTGTTTTATTGAATAAACTATTATATACAACATTATTGCCTTCAACAGAGTCTATTTTAGTCCATGCTTGATTTTCAAATCCTGATGAATTTAAACCAAATAACCAAACATCACTATTATTAATATTTTCTGCATCAATAGCAATTGATTGATTAGGTGTTGGATTACTAACATTAAATTTTCCGGCGTCTAATCTTCCTTGAACAAACGACATAAAGAAACCTGTATTAGCACTGCCTGCGCCTTGGCCGTCATCTCTAAATAACATTGACGGACTATTGCCGGGAAGCGGTGCTTCTTCAATAATATTTTCTCCTACAATATCACTACTTACAACTTCAAAACGTGTGTTTACCCCTTCAATTCTTTTGGTAAACGGGTATATTGCAGATGCTGTTGATGTTCCGTTAAATTTATATTTTTGTGTTACTACTCCAGCAATAGTTTCAGTTTTTAGTGGATTTCCAATTGCATTTTGTAATGGTAATGCAGAATTTAAGATTTTTAAAAATTGCTCAAAGTAATTTGAGTTAGTTTGATCATTCCACTTAACAGTAATACCTGCTAGATTTAATCTATTACTATCTAGTACATTTTCTGTGGTTTTAATTGTGTTAATTTTTAATAATCCGCTTGCTGCTTGATTACGTTTTGGATTATATGAAAGCATACGTGCAAGACGTAGTATACTTTCTCTACGTTCTGCTGTTTCAAGGAAGTTTTCACGAGCATTTAAATCAATGCGGAATGATAAGTTTTGCCCAAGGAAAGCAATCATATCAATCAGTGCAAGGTATTCACTTGACTCGATATAGTCGTTAAAATCTTCTGGATAATTTTGGCGCAGGTAATTAATCATTGTGCGACGAAGATTATCAAAGTCATAGCTTTGGAAATCAGCGTTACGGTATGATTGATAAATTCTTTTCCAGTCTTCAGCTACTAGTAGCCTTGACTGCCTATCAGTTGCAGACATGTACGTTTCCTTGTTTACTAATGATATTTATCTGAATGAAAAAAGTGCGTATATTATTTTAGCTTAATAATCCATTCTCTTTATCAAACTTAAAACGTAACTGATCCTGTATTTTATACGGTAAAAACGTAAGTGTTATATCAACTTGAATACCTTGATCAAATGTATCTACTAGAATTTTATCTATCTTTGTTCTTGGGTCATAGTTTACTATTCGTGTTACATCGTTAACTACTGCTTCTTGCACTTCTCTAGTAAATGGTTCAAATAAAATATCCCATATAATTGTTCCAAATGTTGGGTCACTCAACTTTTCTGTTTGACGAATATGAAAATGATTTATTAAATCTTGTTTAATTAAATCGTAGTCGTATAAACCAAAGTTTTTTGGATTATTAGAAGTAGTAGAAAATCCTCGATAAGATCTACCGTCTGCAGACTTTTTTAAGTTAGGTTGAACTACTACACGTTTATATAAGTTTTTTTCTAATTGGCTCATATTGTATTTACCCTATTATTGTGGGCCAATTGGCGGTGTTGTTGAAAGATTATCGCCTGGCGATAATGTTGGTGACCCTATTGCTTCTACTTCGTCTTGTAGACTCTTAAATGCATCTGCCATTTCGTTGCGGAATCTGTTTACAACGGACTTTCTTACTCCAGAATTACTTTTTCCAAAATATTTCATTCCGTTTCCTGCGGCTCTTTCTAAGTATACTGCTTTGATTATACCTCTATCTGACGGATTCTCTGCTCCTGTATTTCTAATTGCTCTTTCAAATATTCTTTGACAGCCGCCTTCGCCGTGTTGTATTGCTGTAGACCACACAACATCCATTAATGTTTTAGATCTTTTTATTACATCAACTCCAGTTGCACGTTTTATACGTTTAGCAGATGGTTGAAAATATAATTCAACCCCAAATGCATGTTGGGCTTCGACATTGGCACTATCGGCCATAATTGCTACCCAACCTTGTTTAAATGTATCACTGCCTGCTCGTGCTGCGTTTTCGCCGCCTATAGTCATTAGTGATTTTCCTAGGTCACTAAAACTGCCTGCTTGACAGAATTTAATAAAGTTGCCCATAGCACCTGTTGCTGAAGCTATTTGATATGTACCATAACTCCATCCGCCGGTTCTGTCGTACCCAATTGCGGCTGGTTCGTCTTTTGATTCGTATTTGCTGCTTAGTTTACCTAATCCTGAAAATCCGTCATAATCATAAACGCCAGTAAAGTCTGGACTTTCGGCATAATCATCACTACCGACAAACCCTATAGGCTCTCCATCAACATTTGTTGATAATGCATTTGCTGTAACTCCTGTAGTTATTTGTCCTCCTGAGCCTGCAACATATGCACTTGATTTTCTTCCTCCAATATTTTTAAAGAATGTGTCAGGTGTTAAAATCCTATTAGCAGAAGGTAATCCTCCTGGTGATTCCCTATCAGTTTCTGATTTTTTAAATGATAAAGGATCCATGTTTTCGTGATGCGGCCAAGGTTCGTGTTGTGGAGATCTTGCTAATATACTTTCATATTCTTCAATTACGCCGCCGGGCTTAATTCTAGGTAATGCAACTGTTCCTAAAACAACAACTTCTGAAGCAGGATTTGCTATTGCCGCTGTAGGACCATTCATATGGATATATGTTGCGGTTTCCCTATGTTCTTTGACGCTATTAATATGTGTGTAAGCTCCTGCAGATAGTCTATTATCTTGATCTGTTTTAAGATGTAAGTTACTACCTGTTTCAATATACTGTTCTTTCTTAACTTTAATGTTGTGATTTTTGCCAACAGTAACTTTACTGTCAGCGCCAACATGTAAATTATAATTATATGCTGATTCTATTTGCACCCTGCCATTATCAAAACTATTTTTATCAGTTGCACTACCATCATTGTACCGGCCTGTAGCTTTTATGTTAACATTTCTTCCAGCTTCTAAATTAATATCACGTTCAGCAGTAACGTTAAGATCATTCTCAGTCATAATACTAACACTATCTTGTGCATGAATATCAATTTTACCGTCACTAGTCATTTCTATCCAAGTAGTACCGCGAGCATTGCCAATGTAAATTAAGTCTTCACTATTATGCATCAATATTTGATGGCCTGTTCTAGTCCTCAAACGAAGTAATTCGTTTTGTGGTATTGTAGGATCTCCTTCTGTGGTTTCTTTTACATTTTTGTAAATAGGAGGACCTTCTTCGGCGTGTGTTGCACGTACAAATCTGTCATCACCGTCATCCATTACAAACGAACTTCCGCCTAATCTATTAGAAGGAACTGAGATCTTTTGTTTTGCAGAACCAATTGCAGACGTTGGAGAACCGTCTCTATAATCTTTAGGACCAGGTGTACTTATACCAAACACCATACTAGGAATTTCTCGCCTTGCACTAGTAGTTGTTGTGCCGCGAGCTTCGTCGTTTAACAATCCTTGAACTTCTAATGTTTCAGTAAAATCCTTATTATACGGTTTGTTAAAAAGAGTCGGATCGATTAAACTACCGTCTTCAATTAGTTTATTATATTCGCCAACTGGGAGTTTGCGTCCTTTTAAATTGTCAGGAAGATCGGGCTGTGTTGTTTTTTCTGTTGACGCTCTGCCATCCGGTACCATGAAATTCATATAGTCTGCTGGAATACAGCCTATCCAATATCCAAAATTAGGATTTCCTTCAGCAAATATTACTAGGACTCTTGTTCCTACATCAGGAGGTACCATCCACATACCATAACTTTTTTGTGTATGTTGGTATCCTTCGTTTGGCGTAAGTGCAGTATTTGGTGTTATTCCGTAAAACGGGCTAAGATATTTTACGTTTAATAGTTGTCCTGTTCTTTCAGGAGTGCCGCCAGCACTAGTGTATTTTAGTAATTCAACGGTTAATCCGCCCATATACTTAGTGTCTAAGTTATTAACTACTATTGCTTCGTATGGTCCAGAATCTGAAAACTTACTGTCAGTATGTCGAGATCTTTTATAACTTGCTGCCATTATTGTGGCCCTGCTGGTGGAATGTCTGGTACTGGAGTTGGTAATGACGCTCCTGGGTCAGGAGACGCATATGTTTTAGAATCAACTACCTTTTTTCCAGTGTTAAAATCGTATCGATCATATCCAGCCCTCATTATTTCATAAGTGTAGCTACTACCAGTTGCTTCTACTGGGAGAGGATCGGTGCTTACAGTTTCTGGGGACACTGATCCACCTGCATCTTCGGTACTAGTATTTGATGCGTCTGGTGTCTCAGTAGCGTTACTGGTACTAGATTCTGTTACGCCGGTATCACTAGTAGTTGTTGTAGTTTCTGTACCGTTTTCACTTGTTGTCATAGCAACTACTTCGGAGGGTCGTTCGTTACTAGACGTTGGATCTGCTTCAAATATTGGAATACCTTTATACTCACCGCATTTTACAGAGTTAAGCGGTTGAATAGGTAACTGACCGCCTTCGTTAAAATATCTGTCTGCATTAAATTCATACAAAGTACGAATAGTATTTCCGTTTGTAGAGCCAAATGCTACAAAAAATCTATTTTTCATTTTAAAATACGGTTCACCATTTACAACCCTTATAATCGGTGGTACTGTATCTGGTGTTAGGGGTATTGCAACACTGTCAGCATCTGCAATAAATTCGTCATAGGTTAGATATGTAATAATATTATTTTCGTCGCGCCAATACTGACCTTCGTTAGAGAAATTTTCTGCAGGAGCCGAAGCACCTTTTTGTTGAACGTCTTCGTCCTGTACTGCATCATAAGCTAAATCTTGGTATGGCATTAATATTCCTTTTTTATACTTATCTGGTGGTGGGGCCGTATAGGCCGCTGATTGACCCGATACCTCCGAAGGTCAATCCGTCGTTTGATTCAGTTTCTTCTAGAGCTGGATTAGCAATTTCTGCTGGGTTAGGAATCTCTGATACTGGGTCTGGCGGTGAGCCAGTAATGCTGCCGCCGCCGGGTACTGACACTAGATTTGTTGTATTAGGATTAGCAGGACCAAACGATACAGCAGGAGGTTCTAGCGGCTGGCCGTTAATTTGAAAATTAGCAGAGTTACCAGTAAAGCCTATTGTTTGTCCAGCTGCGTTTGTAGACGATACTGTTACTGATCCATCAGTATTTTGAGTTAATGAAGTGCTTGCGCCAGTGGCGCCTGAAGTAACAGGGTTAGCTCCGCCTTGCCATACGCCGCCAAATCCGGTAGCTCCAATAGGACCGGTAATGCTGCCAGAGCCTACGGAACTACTAACAGACGAAATAGCAGTATCTATTGCATCTGCGACTGTTGCTGGAATAGAAGGTGTAGGAAGTCCTGGTATGCTAGGAACAGCTGGAACAGCAGGAACAGCAGGTGCTAATGCACTAACATCAAATGCTGTCACTTGTGATGCAATTTCATCAAAGTTAGGTAAATTAGCTCCAAATGCAGACAAGTCTGGTATTTCTATATCTAGTAAGTTACTAGGAATAATGTCTATTGGTATTTCAGGTATATCAAAATCTAATGCCGGAATTAATTTAGTTATATCATCAAATCCAAATGTTCTTTTTTCACTACTTTTACAAACTGCATTATCATATGCATCACCTTCTGGAAGAATTGGCGGGTTTGGATTTCCTGGGTCGCCTTCAAGTGTTATTGGTTTTTCCTTAATGTTTGCATCAGGATTAGTTTCTATAAATCCTTTATTATTTGTAGTTGCTGGATCGTCTTGTCCTCTACGCCTTATTAATTTTAGTGTTTGGGTAAACTGACCTCTTGAGAATCTATTAGTAACTGCCCATACTGAAAATAGTCCACTAAACCCTGCAACAATTTGTGGCATTTCCATAGTTGCTCCTTTAACTTGGTAATCGAAAGGAGTTTTAAAATTAACAACACAAAATACTTCTGCTTGCTGATATGTCATTGTGCCGTCATCAGTTGCATTTGGTAGACTACCTTGCTCCGCTACATAGTTGCCCGTTTCTTGTGGGATAAAGAAAGGATCTCCTATAATTTCCATTTCAGCAGTAACCATGTCTAGTGGCATATTAGTAATTCTATCATGGAACATTTCAGCAATTTGTCTTCTAATATCCGGATTTACTGTTCCTCCGCTTTCTGTAGCCAATGTTGCTGCTTGTTCAACAGGTGCGCCAGCTTCAGTTTTTTGAGAAATGTCTGTTTCTTTGGGCGGAGTCGCGCCTGTTTCAACATCTGTAATAGCAGTACTAGTTTTATGGTTGTCGGTTTGCATTCCACCTTTGTTCATACCAAAATTAGATAATGCTGTCTGCATGAACGCTTGATTAAAATTAATATCAAAATTTAACACATCTTCATTCTTGCCGGTGTAGATATAATTATATTCTTTTGCAGCAGCTTTTTTTAGACCTTCTGTATTTGCAGGTTTTTGGTTAGTTGATAGTACGTGTGCTTCGTCAACTTCGTATGGTACTACACAATAAACATAGACTTTAGGTGGGCGCCCCATTTGAAATTCAGTATCTGCGTTGTCGTCTATAAAAACTTGTGTATCAATTTTGTACCATTTGTTTAATCCGTTTTTAGAACCCTCAGTTGACTTTTCTGCTGCATAATCACTTTGGTTAACTATTTTTTCAATAATTTTAGTAATTTTTTCGCCTTGGCCAAATTGATAGTCTCTTGCTTTATCTGCTGCTTGTGCTGCCTGTGACGATGCATCAACTTTTCCTGTATCGGGATCTATTGCTGCTGCAGGTTCTGCTTCTTGCTGTGCTCCGCCTACATTAGTGCTTGTATTAATAGGACTTAGACCAATTTCATTCATTTGCTCTTCATCTTCTGCATATGTTTTTAAAATTGCATATGTAGAATTTGCAGGGCTCACAGATACATTATTCAATTTATCAGCTTGATATGTACTGCCATCTAACGGCTGAGTAGATCCTTTTTGTTGTGCAATTGCTTCTTCAACAGTAGTTGTAAATGCAGATTCTTCAACTACATTAGCACCTAATGCTTCAACAAGAGATCTCCTTGTTTTTGGAAATGTGATTACATACCGGTCATATCCACTAATTGCTTCTGATTCTTCTAGTGCTTCAATTTGAGCATTCATTCCTCCTGTAACCGAAGAAACTGAAGTTTCTAATACTTCATGAACAAGAGTTCCGGTAGCTTTAATTGGAGTTTTAATTTTAGATATGTTGTCTGACAATCCTGACTCGCTCATTGGAACTGCTCTAACACTATAAACACTGCCTGTGCCCGATACAGCAAAGTCGATCATTGTAAATTTAATCGGAATAAAAATAGGACGTTGTAAGAAGTTAGCTGCATTTTGACCACCTTCGTTCCAGCCTACAAAATCAAACTTTAGGCAAAAAGGAGCATCTAAATAATTTTGGTAACCTGTTTCTCGTGCTATACCTATAATTGCTTCAACAAAATTTCCCATTGAGAAAGGTTCTGTTACTGTAAATGATAAATTTGTCCCCATTGCTACACCAGTATTTGGATTTGGTGCAATGACTGCTTCTAAATCAATATCATCAATATAATATTCTGCATGTTCGCTTACACTACCGTCGGCGCCGACTTCGTCAAATACTTGATAGCGTTTGTCTAAGGAGCCGCCGGCGCCTTTTAAAATTATTTTTTTAAAGCCGCCTGAGCTAGATCTATAAGAATTAGGATTATTATATTCTTCAGCAGATAAAACTCCTAGTGTAATAATATAGTTGTAACTATTATGGTTTCTTAACGGGTTTGGTATTCTGCTTGCAGATTTACCAGATGCAGAAAACGGGCTTTTCCAACCAGAGTCAACAAAGTCATCGCCGAATCCTGTTCTATCTTTAAGATCATTATAGCTTTGAACTACTGAATCAAAATTTCCGCCAGTTAATCCAAGCAACTCTGCTGCGCCTCTTTCAACTATTCTTATAGGGTCAGCTAATATACTTTGAAATGTTTCATCACCTTCTATTAAATCTCCAACAACACTACCTATTGCTCCTCCAATAAGACCTCCTGCTGTGCCTCCAAGAGCATTGCCTATTGCGCCTCCTACAAGTCCGCCTGCTAAATCTCCTGCTAGATCTCCAAGATTAGTGTTAAGAGATCCAGATACATTATTTAATGCTGTATTTGCTGTTGAATTTATACCATTGGTAACTGTTCCTACAGCATTTCCTACAGCATTAGATACTGTAGAAGTAGCAACGTTAGTTGCTGTAGATGTTACTGTATTTACAGCTGCATTTAAATTAATTGCAGGCATTTTTAAATTCCTAAATTAGTTCGTAGTAAACCTTGTTGTGGTAAGTAAATCTCGACACCTGCAACAAAATCAAATACAGGATCTTTAATTATATCCATATTACGTTGTGCAAATACCCACCATAGATCTTTTGATCCGTATGCAACATATGCTAACAGGTCTGGGCGGTAAGTATATTCTGGTTTTAATTCATAAAGGACATCGTTCGGATGCACTGGCACTGGTCTAGGACGTAAAATATCTAAGTATCCTGATTTAGTTACTGGTGTATTTCCGTACGGTGATAAGTTTTTTTGAAAAGACATTAGATAAATCCTTCGTCACCTTGGACGTGGCCGCCAGCAGCATATTGATTTAGACTAAATCTTGCTTGCGAACGTCTTGCGTACTGCGGCTGTAATGTTACTGTAATTGTGCTTTGTACTGGGACAAAGTTTTTAATTCCGTTAACGGTACATTCAATATAATCACTATCTTGTGGTAAATCTGTTGTAAAGTTTGTTACAACAACAGGAATATTATTTAGAACATGATCTCCATATCCGTTTAATCTACAAACTGGTGGAGGATTTCCTAAAGGATCGCTTTCTCCGTAAAACATTTTTGTAGCAGTTCTTAGGAAATGTAAACATGCAATCCAATACTTTGCATCATTTTCATTTTCTTGGAAAAACTCGCCTGTAATTGTAATAGCATCAACTTGACTACTTTCATATGCATTATATGCATAATTTGTATGTGTTGGCTGAACTTGTGCATAATTAGCTGTGTGACTAAACAACACTGACGGATTAAACGGAAATACCATTCTATTTCCTGTGTTAAATGCTGCGGCGCCGTCGTTTGCCTTTAGTGGTCCAAGTATATCGCCTTTTAGTAATATTTCTGGCACACTAATACTGACTCGCCAGTCGCTATCATTCCTAGTGCTTATGTCAGAGGATATAATTGCTCTAGTATAAGGCCTGTCTTCAATAACAGTATCAAATACAAACTTCGCAACTAAGCCGCCAAGTGGTCCTAGATCGCCTAATGCTTGTTGGGCAGAGTCTACTGCTGCATCTTTTATTGCATCTATCCCGTCATCAATCAAACTACTCGCAAAATTTGCTGCGTTAAATTCTGGCATTTATTTTTCTCCTAATCACTAGTATTTAGTTGACAAAATTATGTATGTATATTATAATAAGTATAATAAACTGGAGACTATTGTAATTATGCGCAAAAAGAACTATTTAAATAACAAAGATATCTTAAAAGAGATACATAAATCAAAAAATACATACAACAGCTACGTAGAACCTAGTCACGGACAGTATGATATTATTCTTCCTGACGTAGAAAAAATTAATATTCGTACAATTGCTGAAGCTAAACGAAATAAAGCAAAAAAAATGTCAAGTGCGGAGTATGAACGTAGAAAAATGGCAGGTGAAAAAGTAAAACAAGCAGAATGTGAAGTTCCGTATACTTCAATTACTAAAGAAGAATTAATCTTCCGTGTTATGACGTTTGATCACATTCCAGAAGAGCCCGGAAGGAAGAAAAATCCAAAAACTGTTGCAGATACTAAAGTAAAATTAAATTTTCCTCCATTTAAGCATTATAAATTTGATGACGAAGGAAATTTACAACTAGTTGGCAAGTCACATTGGGAAGGCGGCATGGAAAACGGACACTTTAACCACAAACACGGTAAAGCAACTAATACACTTGCAATGATGTGGTTAAAACTTGTTGATAGATACGCAACAAGAGGTAATGTACGTGGATACACATACAATGACGAAATGAAGGGACAAGCAATACTGCAACTTGCGCAGATTGGCTTGCAGTTTGACGAGTCAAAGTCAGATAATCCTTTTGCATACTACACTGCGGCTGTAACAAATTCCTTTGTAAGAGTAATTAACATTGAAAAACGTAACCAAAATATTCGTGATGACATTTTAGAAATGAATGAGTTAACGCCTAGTTATACTAGACAAAATGAAGGTGAATGGGAAGCAAGTGTTAAGCGTAACGAGCAAGCAGGACAAACTAGTTTTGCCGATAAAGGTTGACATCTATCACTATTTGTAGTACAATATAATAGTTAATCATGGAGTAACTAAAATTTGTTTAAGAAAGCCGCTGTGTTCACCGATATCCACTTTGGATTAAAAGGAAACAGTCGTATTCACAACGACGACTGTGAAGACTTTATCGACTGGTATATTGATCAAGCAAAAACTGCCGGTTGCGAAACTGGTATTTTCTGCGGAGATTGGCATCATAATAGAAATAGTCTCAATCTTACAACTATGGATGCTACTATACGTAGTTTAGAGAAACTTGGTAAAGCATTTGACAAGTTTTACATGTTTGTAGGCAATCATGATCTATATTACAAGGACAAACGCGATGTAAGTTCAACTATATTTGGTAAACACATCGACGGTATTACTTTTGTAGATGAAATTTACGAAGAAGAAGACGTTGCGCTCGTACCTTGGTTAGTAGGAGACGAATGGAAGAAGATGAGCAACATCAAAGCAAAGTATTTGTTTGGTCATTTTGAACTTCCTAGCTTTTATATGAATGCTTTAGTACGTATGCCCGACCACGGTGACCTAAAGCCTGAGCATTTTAAGCATCAAGAGTACGTCTTTAGTGGACATTTTCATAAAAGACAGAAGCAAGGTGCTATTCATTACATTGGTAATGCATTTCCGCACAATTATGCCGATGTAGGTGATGACGATCGTGGTATGATGATACTAGACCGTGAAAACAATGCAGAACCAGAATATATCAACTGGCCAGATTGTCCTAAGTACCGTACTGTTACCTTATCAAAGCTATTAGACAACACAGATGAACTTATAAAACCTAAAATGTATCTACGTGTTACATTAGACTTGCCTATTAGTTATGAAGAAGCTAATTTTATTAAAGAAACATTCATTACACAGTATAATGTGAGAGAACTAACGCTAATACCGCAGAAGCAGATAGAAGAAATTACAACAGACTTAGATATTTCTACTTTTGAAAGCGTAGATGAAATAGTATCTAAAGAAATTGCTGCACTTGACACAGAAAACTTCAACAAAAAAATGTTGTTAGACATCTATAATGGAATAGAACACTAAACATGATACGAATTAAAGACCTAACCGTAAAAAACTTTATGAGTGTGGGTAACCAGACTCAAGCTGTTGACTTTGACAAGGAACAACTAACTCTTGTGCTAGGTGAAAACTTAGATCAAGGCGGTGACGACAGTGGATCACGTAATGGTACTGGTAAAACTACTATTATTAACGCACTAAGTTATGCATTGTACGGAAAAGCCCTTACAAATATCAGAGCTAACAACTTAATTAATAAGACTAATTCAAAAGGCATGTTAGTTACACTGCAATTTGAGAAAAATAATAACGAGTACCGCATTGAACGTGGGCGCGGTCCTAATTTCTTTAAATTTTACGTTAACAATCAAGAATCATTAATAGACGAGTCGCAAGGCGATAGTAGACAGACACAAGACGATGTAAACACACTGTTGGGTATGAGTCATGACATGTTTAAGCACATTGTTGCACTAAACACTTATACAGAACCGTTTTTGAGTATGCGTACTAATGATCAACGTGCTATTATTGAGCAATTGTTGGGGATTACTATACTTTCAGAGAAGGCAGATACTCTTAAAGACCAAGTTAGACAAACTAAGGAAGCAATTACTTCGGAAACACTGAAGATTGAAGCAATACAAACTGCAAATAGTAAAATTGAAACTACTATTAGTAGTTTGCAAAGTAATCAGAAAGCATGGTTATCTAAACGTACTGCCGACACTATGCGATTACAAGAAGCAATCAGCGAATTAGAACACTTAGACATTGAAACCGAACTTGAAGCTCATGAAAAATTACAAAATTGGAATGAACATAATAATGCTATTTTGGCTCTTAGAAAAGAATTAAGCACGTTAGAACCTGCACTAGTACGTGCTGACAAGTCTGTAGATAAAGTTAATAAAGACATCTTAGAAATAGAAGATGCAACATGTTATACATGCGGACAAGAGCTTCATGCAGATAAAAAAGAAGAAATTAGTTTACGTAAAAGTAAAGAATTAGAAGATGCACTAGCATATCAAACAGAAATTACTGTAAAAGTAAAAGACGTTACAGTAACACTTCAAGAGATTGGTGACATTAACGGAAAACCTACAACATACTATGAAACTGCTAAAGAAGCATACGAACATAGACAAAATGTAGACAGTTTAAAGCAAGCATGGGAGTCAAAAAAGGACGAGGAAGATCCTTACCAAGCACAAATTAACGAACTGAATAACAGTGCTATACAAGAAATTGATTGGAACGTTGTAAATGAGCTAACAGACTTTAAAGAACATCAAGAGTTCTTGTTAAAGTTATTAACAAACAAAGATAGCTTTATCCGTAAAAAGATTATTGACCAAAACTTAGCATACTTGAACAACAGACTTACATATTATCTTGACAAACTAGGTTTACCTCATCAAGTGTTGTTCCAAAACGATTTGAATGTTGAGATTACTCAACTAGGACAAGACTTAGACTTTGATAACTTGAGTAGAGGCGAACGTAATAGATTAATCTTAGGATTAAGTTTTGCATTCCGCGATGTATGGGAAAGTTTGTATCAAGGTGTAAACTTATTGTTTATTGACGAACTTATCGACAGTGGTATGGACACTGCTGGAGTTGAAAACTCTTTAGGAGTTCTTAAAAAGATGGCACGTGAGCGTGAAAAGAACATTTATCTTATCTCGCACAAGGATGAACTTATTGGTCGTGTTAATCACGTACTAAGAGTTGTAAAAGAAAACGGATTTACAAGTTATGCAAATGATTTAGATGTCGTGGAATAATAATGAACGATGAAGATGATATTCATGATCAATTGGTGCAAGCATATCTTAAATATTTTGAAGCAAGCGAACGCTTTGAAAGACAAAACAGTGTGCGCACTCATCGTGAAGTGCGTAAATGTTTAAGAGATATTCGAACTTTTGCAAAAGATCGTTCAGACGAAGTTCATCATTTGCATATGAGTACAAGGAAAACCAAAACAGGCGAAGAATAACTAAGGCAACGGTAAGTAATAGATGCAATGGACTTACCAAGGACAAACAATTGACCAAATACCAGATGAGTACGAAGGTTTTGTTTATCTTATTACTAATACCATTACAAATCAAAAATACGTAGGCAAGAAACTAGCAAAATTTAAAACTACCAAGCCACCACTCAAAGGCAAGAAAAACAAACGGCGCGGCACTAAAGAAAGCGATTGGAAGACTTACTGGGGTTCCAGTGATAGACTAAACGCAGATGTAGCCGCACTAGGCGAAAATAAGTTTACAAGAGAAATATTATACCTATGTAAAGGTAGGGGCGAAATGTCCTACATAGAGGCAAGAGAACAGTTTGACAGGCGTGTACTTGAAACTGATGATTACTATAACGGTATCATCAATGTTAGAGTAGGCGGGTCAGACAAACTCAAACAGGCATTGCTAGAACATCACATACAGGCAAAACATTCCAACACCTAAGGTTGGCGGGCCAGATTAGAAATACCGCTGTGGAAAAAGCTCTCGTATAGAAGCACACGTAACATATTGATTGACACACCAGAGTGTGGAAGCCATCAAACAAATTGGGCTCACTAGTTGATATAGATAGCATGTTGGCTGTCGAAAAACACAAACACAGTACATAAAAACTCTTTAGCAATAGGAACGAAGCGAGAGGTAATGTTATATAAACTACACATTAACCTAGTTAATGTACGTTTTATGTTACATATGTCGACGTAGGTTGGGAAAGGTCAGAGCCCATTGTACTTTGTGTATAAACAATTACCTACTTCCAATGTCTCGGCTGGTGCAGACTCACATGAAGCGCATTTTGAGATTAGATGGGACCGTAACAGGTTCCGTCTGACTGAAACAATCTACATGAAACTTAAACATTATTACATTCGTAATAATGCATTTGTATCTTATTAATTACTTCTATCTACAAACGAAGTGTATAGTTTGAGCGATAAGCGAAAACAAATATCTACGAAGTAGATATTCGCAATAAATATTAACATGTTACAACAACTTAGTAAAACTGAAATATATAATCTTTGTGAGACGGCTCTTTGGGTTATTATGGATCCATGGGAATCACAGTCAAAGTTTATACATACAGCTGATCCTCCTGTGAAAATATTACCAGGAGTAAGTATTGATTCCTGGAATAAAAAATGGGCTGACAAAATAGCTGATTATCTACCGAAAGTTAGAAATTGGCTTGTAATAGGTGATCTTGGATACTATGATAGTGATACTAAAACAGATATTCCAACACCAATAGATTCTAGATTTAGACACTTGCCTATTCTTGAACATCGATACCTTAGAAAAAATATAATTTGTAGATATATTCCTGAAGGTTGTACTTCAATTGTCTATACAGGGTTCCACGAACAACTATGCGTACTACATAGAAAATGGGTAGGGTATCACAAAATTAACACACAGAATGATATACATTTAGATAAGTATATTGCACTTGAACTTACGTGTCATTGGCCTTCTCCGGTTGAAGAAACAAGATTAGGAAGACAGACTCAACGGCGCGATCCTGATTATAAATACATACGAGTATTGGATGATTATTAAATGAAAATATATGAAATTGACGAAGGCTTTAAAGATTCTTTCAAAACCGGCTTTAAAAAATCTAGTGAAGTAGGAGCTGTGTGGGATCCAATTAAAAAAGGATGGAAAGATGCTGAAGAAAAAAACAAAGACACGGCAAAGTCTACTACTAAATCAAAAACTGTAGCAAAGCCTGCTCCTCAAGTAAAGTTTTCTGCAAACCAACCAGTACAATTTATGAGTAAAGCAGGAAAATTAATTAATGCTACAGTAGTTGGAGCGAGTAAAGACGGCGACAACAGTGTAGTAATTATAAACTCTGGAAAACAAAACTTTATTATCAAACGAGCTAAACTGCTTAATCCTAAAACAGGAAAACCTTTTTAGAAAAAAGGCAATCCGCTTTTCTTTGTTGTTTCCATATTTTCTTTGACAATATCAGCAATTATCTGTCTGTCTTCGTGACTTAAATTAAATCCTTCATCGAGTGTAACACCGCCGCGCATGTACCAACACAGTTTCATTATCTCAGATTTAATCTGCTTCTGATCACCTTGTAGGACCTTTACTTCTTCGAGGATCTCTGGCACGGTCCATGCTAGGACCCTTACCCGAAAAAATTTGCTTGGTCAAACGTAATTGGCACTTCCCAGTGCTTAGGCGCACCAGCTTCAATATCTTCGTCAGTACTATTAACTTTTAACGGTTCAATTGAAAACTTTTTCTTTTGATTATCTAAGTGATCAGTTATAGATGTAAAGAAAGATTTATCAGCATTGTCAACAAATTCTTGAATATGTGCAGGATTAGTTACAGTATCGTCTCCTACTGTAATTTCAACAATACTTTGAGTTAGTGTATTAACTGTTAGGTCTGTTAATTTTTTAAAACTATTATTAAATTTAGAAAGTTTTTCACCATCTGAAATTTCTTCGTCATTAACTAGTGCAAAAATGCGTTGTTCCTCAAAAGTTTTTAGACTAGCTTCTGTAAATTCTGCATAAGTTAATGGGCGAGTAGTAACAGTCATATCACCTAACGGAACTTCTCCGTCGTAGTTAGCTGTAACAAGTTTGTTTAGTAATTGTCTTAGATCAATATTAAATGAACGTTCTTCACCTATGCCTGGAACTTTAGTAGTAATTTCCATTTCTTCACCATACGTTGCGATACGTATAGCAATTAAAACAGCGTCTAAATCAACACTTGGAAGTTTCCATGCGTCTTTGATATTAGGCATACAACTTTGTATAACATCAACAGTAGCTTGTCCGTTTAGCAATGCATCTGGAGTTTTCATAGCAAGTTCGTCTTTTGCTGTCATTGCTAGTACAGGATATTCACCATTTTCTGGAATATCAATTGTGCCTTCAGGATAAAATTGTCCATTACTTGGTAATGTAACATAAACTTTAGGTTGTCTAAAGTATTTCTTTAAAGGATTAGGATCTAAGTTAATATTTCCTGAATATTCTTGAGGGTTAAATTCTGCCATGGTTGTCTCCGTATAAATACAATGTAATAATATGTATCTCTATTATTTATATGCGCATATAACTTAGGATAGTAATTTTGGCTGAAGAAGTAGAAATTGGCAATGTAGGCGGCGACGGTGTAGCAAGCGAAGTAACTCTTGCTCGTTTAGTTGTGACTATGGAAGCAATGGCTAAAGCAAAGGGCGTTAATCCTGCTGACATTACTAAGAAGATGCAGAAGGTAATGGACGAATCTTCTAAGCATGTAAAAGACAATACAACAGCTCAAAAAGAAAATACTAAAGAAACTAAGAAGACTACAAAAACTATTAAAAAATTAGGCCAGGCATCTATGAATGCTATTGGCGGGCTGTTGGGATCAGTAGCAGGCGGCTTTACAGGTCTAGCTAAAGAATTTGTCAACGGCGGAAATAATTTACAAGACTTTGCACAGCACATTCCAATTGTTGGCGGGTTGCTAGGCGGCTTTGCTGGATACATTGACAACACTGTTTCTACATTTAGAACTTTAAGTTCAACAGGTGCTGCATTTGGCAATGACATGTTGGAAACACGTAGAAGTGCTGCTCAAATGGGATTGTCGTTAGATGAGTTTGCTGGACTTATAACTAATAATGCAGGCAACTTAGCAGCATTAGGCGGAAGTGTTACACTGGGTGCTGAACGCTTTAAAAAGATGAATGACAACATTAAAAAGTCTGGGGACTTTGCTGCTCTTAAAAACATGGGATTTACTGTTGAAGAAGTTAACGAAGGCATGGGAGATTATATTGATCTGCAAAGAAGAATGGGTACTCTCCAAGGAAAGAGCACAGCAGAGCTTGCAACAGGAAGTGCAGATTATTTAAAACAAATTGATTTACTTGCTAAAGTAACAGGCAAGACTAGAGAAGAAGCAGAAAAGGCACTACGAGAACAAGCTGCAGATGCTGCAATTCGAGGAATGATGAATCAGTTTAAGGAAGGATCACAAGAACTGAAAAACTTCCAACTATCACTAGGAATTATAGAAGAAATGGGCGGGGCAACAGGCGCCGCTATGAAAGACTTGCTTGACGGTATGCCAAGTGGTCCAGAAACAGCACAGTTCTTAAATATGATGGGTGATGCAGGTCCTGCTATGCAAGACGCACTTAAACAAATTGGTGACGGCGCCGACCCACAAGTATTACTAACTGCTATGAAAAACGGCGGTGGCGAGATGGAAAAATTTGCAAATATGGATGCTGATGCAAGAGCTCAGTACATTGCATCATTAAGAGATCAACAACCTGCAATGGCAGAATTTTTAGATAATGCAACTAGAATGATCGATATTGGCGGAAGAGATTTAGACGCAGCAAAGAAAGAACAGGACGCACGAGATAAAACAACGGATGCATTTACAACTTTTGAAGATGCAATACGTAAAGCACGAGGTATTATACAAGAAGCATTTGTAGACAGTGGTATTTTTGAAGGCGCAGCTAAGTTAGTAGAGAAGTTTTCAACAAAGATTACTGGGATAATAGAAGACGGAACTCTACAAGCTACTATGGATAGTTTCTTTAATTCAATTTCTACCTTTGTTGACAATTTCAAAAAATTCGGATTGGGCACAGCGTTATTTGGAAAAGAAGCCGAAATCGACGAGTCCGGCCAAGAAATTGAAGGCACGGCTGTAAAAGGTTTACTTGGAGATTTGTTTGGCGAAGGCGGAACAATAGCAAAAGCATTTGGTGATAGCGGTAATATTGTATTAGAAGGCATCACAGCCGCAGCAAAAGGATTTGCTGATGGTATGTTTGACTTTGACATACCTTGGGGCACTTTATTCATAGGCGGATTAGTTGGAATAGGCGCAGCTATTGCTGCACCAGTACTGGCTATTCCTGCAGGCATTGCGGCAGCAGTTGTGGCAGTGTTTGGAATTCAATTTATGAAAGACTTGTTTACTGATGTATGGACCACTATCACTGGAATATTTTCTATGGACACTGTTTATGCAATCAGTGATTTAACATCGGCAATGTGGACTACTGTAACAGGATGGTTTGGCTTTGGAGAAGGTGAAGCAACGTTTGCAATTAGTCAACTAGCATCAGAAGCCTGGTCTACTGTTAAAGGATGGTTTACATTTGGGGAAGGCGAGTCGTTTAGTATAAGCGAAGTTGGAAAAAGAGTGTGGACTACTGTAACAAGTTGGTTTGGTTTTGGAGAAGGTGAAGCAACATATGCTATCAGTACTTTAATAAGCGAAGCATGGACTAAGATCACAGGATTTTTTGATTTTGGTGAGGAAGGATTTAGCTTTTCTGCACTAGCATCAAAAGCATGGGAAACTGTTACTGGATTCTTTACATGGGGAAAAGATGCTATTGGATTTTCAATATCAACATTAGCAAGTACTGCTTGGGAAACTGTTAAAGGATTCTTTACATGGGGAGAAAATACTACTGGATTTTCAATATCAGGATTGTTGACAACAGCATGGGAAACAGTAACAGGTATGTTTGGCTTTGGTGATTTGGCAATACCAAGCATAAAAGATTTATTCCAAGGCGTAGTTGATAAAGTTAAAGGGTTCTTTACGTTTGATTTTAAAATGCCAAACTTTAAACAGTATCTTCCAAAATGGTTAGGCGGCGAAGGTAAATCATTCTTAGGCGGAAGCGAGACAGCAGAAGTAGTAGAAACACCTGAAGCTCCTAATCCTGCAAGTTTAGATCCGACACAAGCAGAAACAGGACTAGCAGCACTACAACAGACACAATCTGTAGTGCAGTCATTTGCTTCAATACCAGAGTTACAAAATAATCTTGAAACATTGAAAAAAGGACTTGACATCAACGGCGTTAGAACGTATAC